CAACGTCGGCACCGTGGCGGCGGCGGGCGCGGACGGCACCGGCGGCGGCGGCGATGGCGCGCCCGGCAACAGCGCGAACCATACCGGCGGCACCGGCGGATCCGGCGTGGTGATCTTTAGCTACCCGACCGGCACCCTCACGGCGACCGGCGGCACGATCACGACCAGCGGCGGCAACACGATCCACCGCTTCACGGCGCCGGATACGTTCGCCGTCGGCGGCGGCGCCGGCGGCAGCGGCGCGCTGCTCGAGGTGTTCTAGCCATGCCCTTGTTTGCGGGCTTTGTGGGCGGGAGTAACGCCGAGGCCGCGCCCGGCCTGGATGCCGAGCTGACGGTCAATCTGTACCGGACGACCGTTGAAACCGAAGGCGCGCCCAAGGCGGCGTATCTCCGCGGCACGCCCGGCCTGCGACGCCTGACGGCCGTCGGCCGGACGGGCTGCCGCGGGATTTTCTATCAAGACGGCCGCTGTTGGACCGTGATCGCCGATGGCGTGTTCGAGCTCGGCCTCGACCCGCTGACCGGCGCGATCCTCACCGGGGTGTTACTCGGCACGTTGATCGACGATGGACACCCCGTCAGCTGGGCGAGTAACGGCGACGGCGGCAATCAACTGCTCGTGTGCGGCGGCGGGCAACTGAAGGCGATCGGCCTGGCGGCCGGCGGCGGGCTGAGCGCGCCGATCGTCCTGCCGCTCGTCAACCCCCCGCAATTTATCGGCTTCATGGACGGCTATTTCGTGCTCAGCGAGCAGAACGCGATCCGATTTTGGTTCTCCGCGATTGAGAACGGCCTGCTGTGGGATGCGCTCGACTTCGTGAGCCGCTCGACCGCCAGCGATCGGATCGTGCGCGCCGAGTGCGCCAATTCGCGCGTGTGGGTGTTTGGCTCGGAGACGACCGAGGCGTACGAAGATGTCGGCGACGCGGATAACCCGTTTCAGCCGATCAAGGGCTCGCTGTTTCAAATCGGCCTCGCGGCGCCCTACTCGCTGAGCCTCGGCGTCTCCACGCTGCGCTGGCTCGGCCGCAGCGCGACGAGCGGCCTCGCGGTCTACCGCCTCGACGGCTACGCCGGGACGCGCGTCAGCTCGCACGCGATCGAGCACAGCCTCGCGCGCGCGACCACCGTCGCCGACGCGGAAGCCTTCACCTACACGCAACAGGGCCACCTGTTCTATGCGCTGACCCTGCCGTCGCTCGACGCGGCGGGGGATACCGTGGTGCTCGACGAAACGGAGCACGAGTGGCACCACCGGCGCACCTGGAATCCGACGCTGAGCCGGGAGGAACAATGGCGCGTCCGCGGCCACGCCTTTACCGGCCAGGTGCATATGGTGGGCAGTCGCGCCAGCGGCGCGCTGTGGGCGCTCGATCTCGGCGTCTACGACGACGACGGCGCGATCCTCCGCGCGCGCCGGCGCGCGCCCTATCTCGGCGCCGAGAACACGTACGCGGCGATCGATGCGTTCGAGCTCGGCACGGAGCCCGGCGTCGGCCTCAATGACGGCCAGGGCAGTCAACCGCAGGCGGAACTGTTCCTCAGTCGCGACGGCGCCAAAACGTGGATCAGCGCGGGCCTCGCGGCGCTCGGCGCGATGGGGCACTACGGCGATCGCGTGCGGTGGACGCAGCTCGGCCAGGCGCGGATCGATCGGCTCGTGTTCGAAGTGGTGATCACGGATCCGGTCAAGCGCGTGCTCGGCCCCGGCGCCTGGATCACGGCGACGCCAGGACGGACGGCCTGATGAGTGTCGGCGATGTCCCGCTCACGCCGATCATCGACACCGTGACCGGGAGTGTCACGGAGATCGGGCGGATCTTTCTCCGCACGCTGGCGGCGGCCGTCAACGGCCTGGCGCCGATCGACGCGGCGTACTGGACGAGCCGGCCCGCGGGCGTCCTGAGCGCCGAGGTCAATCTCGGCGCGCTCGCGTCCGGCTATCTGAAGATCGCGACCGCCGTCGGCATCGCGTCGCCGTCGACCGTGCCGACGATCCCGCAAACCGACGTGACCGGCCTGACGACGGATCTCGCGGGGAAGGCGACGCTCCCGATCGCGCAGACCGACGTGACCGGCCTGACCGCGGCGCTCGCGCTCAAAGCGCCGCTCGCGTCGCCCGCGTTCACCGGCACGCCGACGACGCCGCAGCTCGGCTTTCCGGCGGTGCAAGTCCCGAGCGCGGGCGCGAACGTGCTCGACGACTACGAGGAAGGGACCTGGACGCCGACGCTCGGCGGCTCGGCGACCTACAGCGCGCAAAGTGGGATCTATACGAAGATCGGCCGGCTCGTGCATGTCGTCGGCACGCTCACGGTGTCCGCGATCGGCACCGGCTCGGTCAACAGCATCAGCGGCTTGCCGTTTCCGATCGTGTTCACGAACACGCCGGGCGTCGTCGGCTACTTCACCGGCGCGGCGGTCGCGGTGATCTGGCCGATGCTCGTCGGATCGGGGAGTGCGCTGTTTCTCTACGGCCTGACCGCGGGCGGGACGGCGGTCGCGCCGTTGGCGATGTTCGGCGCCGGGACGACGCTGTATTTCGCGATGGACTACGAAACGAATTAAGCCATGCCGACCCCCAACCTCGGTTACGGCCAGCAGAGCGAGCAGAGCATTGACACCGTCAATCAATGGATGCGCGCGTCGCCCTGGTATCAAACGCTGTTGCAGTCGTTCGGGCAAGACCCGCGCAACGTGCATCTGAACGATCAGCAAAAACAACAGGTGATGAGAGCCGCCCAGGCCCAAGGCGTGATCGTCGACGAGGGGAACATGGAGATCGACCCGTCGGGCAACTTCAACCCGATCGGCCACAAGCTCCGCAACACGTTGATCGTCGCCGGCCTGGCCGCGGCCACGATCGCGACGATGGGCGCGGCGGACGTGTTTGCCGGCGCGGCGGGCGCCGGGGCGGGCGCGGGCGCGGGCGCCGGGGCCGGTGTGGCGGGCGTGGAAGGCGGCGCGGCGGGCCTCTCGAGCGGCGCGCTCGCCGGCCTCGGCACCGGGGCGATGGGCGCCGTTCCGCTCGCGAGCGCCGGCGGCGCCGCGGCCGCGGCGGGCGGGCCGGTGCTCGAGGGCCTGGCGGCCGGCGGCGGCGGCGCCTCGACGGCGATCCCCGTCGGCACGACCCTGAGCAGCGCCGCGGCGATCCAGGCGGCGAAAGATGCCGGCTACACCATCGACGCGAATGGCGTCGTCACCGACGCCGCCAATGTCCCGCCGGACTATTTCGATCCCGGCGGCGCCAGCACCCGCAGCTATGCGGACATCTTGAAATACGGCCTGCCCACCGCCGGGACGATCGTCGGCTCGCTCATCGCGGCCAACGCCAGCGGCAACGCGAGCGCCGCGCAGCAGAAGTACCTCGAGGACGCGCTGGCCTACGAGAAGGAGAACGATCTCTATAACCGCGGCGTCGCCGCGCAAAAGGTGCAGCTCGAGGCCGGCCGCTATGCCGACTACACCGGACGGATCACGCCGTTTGTCGCCAACGCGACGAGCGCCAATGACCGGATGTCGAGCTTGCTCGGCCTGCCGCCGCGCCCCGCCGGCACCTACAGCCCCGGCGGCGCGGGCAGCAGCGGCAGCAGCTACGGCACCCCCGGCCCGCAAGGCGTCGCCGTCAGCCCGCAGCTCACGCAGCGGATCCTCGACAATTACAAGGCGCTCGGCCTGACGCCGACCGGCCCCGGCAGCGGACCGACCGACTCGGCGTACTACGCCACGCAGTACGCCGCCACCGGCGGCGACACCGCCGCGAACAACGCCTATTGGTTTGGCCCGACGGGCCGCGTCGCGACCGACGCGCAGAAGGCCGGGCTCCAGTTCGGCACGCCGCCGCCGCCGCCCGCGACCGCGCCGACCCCGTCGCCGACCGCCCCGACCCCGTCGACGAACCCGATCCAGCCCAAGAGCGCGGCGCCCGTCGCGATGAAAGCGCCGGACGGGAGTACGCGCCTGATCCCGGCCGATCAAGTGGACTTCTACACGCAGCGCGGCGCGACCGTGCTCAGCGCAGGAGCGTAAGTCAATGGCAACCGCTGATCCGAACGCCCCCTCGAACTTCTGGACCCTGCCCGGGCCGCCCGGCTTCGATCAAGTCAACGGGGACTATCAGACGTATCTCGGCCGCCCGCTGACCCAGGCCGAATACGATCAGTATTGGGCGAACAAAACCAATTACACGAGCAACGACGTGGCCGGCACGCCCGAGGCCGTCGCGTACAACACGCAGAAGGGCACCCCCGGCGCCATCCCGACCAACCCCGACACCGGCGCGCAGATCGGCGCCGGCCTGCCCTGGGCGAACGGCGCGCCCGTCGGCACGGTGCCCGGCTACCATTGGGACGCCCGCTTGCAAATGTGGCAGCCGGGCGATCCGCCCGGCACCACGACGCCCGCGGACACCGGCGGCGGCGGCTCGACCGGCGGCGGCGGCACATCCGGCGGCGGGACCACCGTCGCCCCGTCGACACCCGGCGCGACGTGGAACGCGCCGATCGGGCTGCCGGCGACCGGCTTCGGCGCGGCGCCGCCGACGTATCAGAGCGATCCGAACGCGCCGCAGTATCAGCCGCTCCCGACCTATGTCGCGCCGACGTGGACCGGCGGCGATTTCGTCAACCCGACCGAGGCCGATCTCATCGCGTCGCCCGGCTACCAGGCACGGCTCGATCGCCTGATGCAAACCAAGACGCGCCAGGCCGCGGCGCAGGGCACGATCTTGAGCGGCGGCACGTTGCAGGCGCTCGATCGCGCCGGCCAGGACTACGCGACCAACGAGTACCAGACCTTCCGCAATAACGCGCTCGACGCCTACAAACAGAAATACAGCCAGTTCACCGACGCGGCCGGGATGGATCTGAACGCGCGCACGATCAACGCGAACCAGAACAATACGACCTTCGCGAACCGGACCGCGACCTACAACACCAACAACGCGCGCACGCTCAGCGACTACCTGACCAACGTCAGCGCGCAACGCAACGCCGAACTCGATTACTGGGGCCGGCTGACGGACGTGAACAATGCCGGCGCCAACCTCGCCGGCAGCAGCTACCGGGCGCCATGACCGGGGTCAGTCAGATCCTCGCGCAGCTCGCCGAGAACGCCGGCAAGGCGCGGCTCGTCCAAGGGCAGATTTACGGGAACGCCGTCGCCGCGGCCTCGCAGGTGCCGGCGCAGATTCTCGACGATCAGGAGCGCCAGCAGCAGATCGACTTTCAACGCGCGCGCGACGTGCAGCAGATGGGCCTCGCGCTCCGCGCCGATCAGCGCGCGACCGCGGATCAGGCGTATCAGGATCAGGCGCGCGCGACACAGGTCGCGCACGATCAGGCCGTCCGCGCCGGCCTCACGGCGGCGATGGGCCCCGATGGCGATCCGACGGTGTTCGACGCCGGCAAGGCCTGGCGCGCGGTGTCCGCGCTCGGCCGCCCGGACGCCATGACCGACGTGATCAACATCCACCAGGCGATCCGCGGCAAACCGCTCTTTAAGAAACAGGACGAGACGGGCGTCGACCCGAATACCTACGCGCCGATCCCTGGCCTCGAGGCGACACCGAAGATCCCCGAGATGGGCACGCCGGGGTACGAGATTTATCTCCGCTCGCTCGCCAACCAACCCGCGGCCGCGCCGGGCGCGCCGGCCTCGAGCGCCGCGCCGCCCGTCGGCGTGCCCACCTACGCCGG